CATTGATATTTTTCCGGGGGTCATTTTTGGGAAATTGTTTTGGGAGGGCATAAGCCTTTGGTGCTGTCTGGTTTGTGGTGATCCAGGTTCTCCTTTCCTTTGCCTTCGTCAAAGTTGCTTCCAGCCGGGGTTTGTGTCCTGCCAAAACTATTTCAAAAGTATAGGAAAGGAGTGATTAAATGGCTAAAACCACATCTAGATCTGCCAGAAACTCCTCCGTTGCACCTGCACTGACTTCTGAAGCAAAGGAGAATCGTCTCATAGCATTGGCCTGGGACGAGGCTGAGAAGCGTCTCATGGATGGAACAGCATCTAATCAGCTTATTTGCCAGCTAATCAAGGTAGGTTCAACTAAGGAGCGTTTGGAGAAAGATATTCTTAAACAGCAGAGAGAGCTCATGGAGGCTAAGACTGATGCAATTAAGTCAGCACGTCATGTTGAGGAACTCTATGCAAATGCTCTTAGTGCTATGCAGTCATATTCTGGAAGACCGGTAGAAGTCGATGAAGAAGACCTATACTGAAATGGCTGCTTTGCCTACATTCGAGGATCGCTTTAAGTATCTAACCATCGGCGGCAGAGTTGGCGGGGAGACATTTGGGTGTCATCGATATTTAAACCAGGTTCTCTATACATCTCCTGAATGGAGGGCATTTCGTCATCATGTAATCATTCGTGACGATGGCTGTGACCTAGGAGATCCTGATAGACCAATTACAGGGAAAAAGATTCTAATTCACCACATAGATCCTCTTACTGTTGAAGACGTTGTTAATCGTGATCCGAAGATATTTGATTTAGACAACGTTGTTTGTGTTTCATTCGATACTCATCAGGCCATCCACTACGGTGATGAAAAGTATCTTAGGAGGAATGAAGTAGTGGAAAGAAAACCTAACGATACTTGCCCATGGAGGTAGTAATGAGTGAAATTAGTGTAATTACAGAGTCCGTTCTCCTCTCTATCAAGAAGATGCTAGGGCTTGATAAAGACTATGACGTGTTTGATCCAGAGTTGATTATTCACATCAATAGCGTATTTGGAACTCTTCATCAGCTTGGAATTGGACCTGAAGACCAGTTTAGAATTAGTGGAGATTCAGAAACATGGTCTGAGTTTGATACTGAGGGAGAGCAGGTAGATGAGGTAAAGGATTACGTTTATCTGAGAGTTAGACTCTTGTTTGATCCACCTTCCACTTCCTTTGTTTTAAGTTCTTTCCAGGAACAGCTGAAAGAACTTGAATGGCGACTTAATGTTAAAGCAGATGAGATAAAGGGGATTGAAGATGAGTAATAGAGAGATTATGGTAACAATCATTTGTGCAATCTTCTCCTCTGTTGGATTCTGGACTTTTGTCAACAACATCTATCAGAACTGGAGAGATAAGAAGAGCGCAGAACGCAAGGCTCTCTTAGGACTTCTTCACGAGAAGCTTTCTGAGAGAGCTGGTTTCTTTATTAGCAGAGGCGCTATTACAAGAGCAGAATACGAAGACTTCATCAGGTATGTCTATGAGCCATATGTCGGTTTAGGTGGCAATGGCACTGGAGAGAAACTTAAGAAAGAAGTCGATGAATTAAGGATGGTGAGCTGATGAGAGATGAAATCTATATTGACAATTTAGTTTCTCTAGATGAGCTTAGGCATTCTGCTAAGGGCTCTAAATGGAAAGACCATAAATATATCGCAATTATTAATGGTGTATACCAGTATCCAAGAAAGAAGATAGAAAAGTATAGAGCAAGGAAGAATGCTAAGAATCTTGAAAAAGAATATTACGAACTTTATAAAAAGTATGCGGGAGAAGCTGATGAAGCCGAAAAAAGAGCTGACACATTTAAACGTCAGCGCTTAGAAGAGGATGGCGCTTTCTTTAATTATACGAGTAGTATCAATTCGAAACTCGAACCTACTGGATCAACTAATGCTAATTTAGCTGGACGTGAAGCAATAAAGGCAAAAGGTAAACGTTATCTAGCTAATTTATATGGTAGGAAAACCGCCGATCAGAAGTTTATTACTTATGATAGAGATCTTGTTGATATGGGAATCGATGCAGTTGCCGCCACTTTTGGTACAGCAAAATCTCTAAAAGATAAAGGCGTTAAAACCCTTTCTGGACTCTATGAGCGTCGAAAGAAGTTAAAGAAGAAAAAGAAATAACGGAGGTGATAGTAATGAATAATTTAGATTCTAATGAACTCTATCACCACGGTATTTTCGGCATGAAGTGGGGCGTTCGTAGATACCAGAATAAAGACGGCTCGCTTACAAGTGCTGGACGTAAGCGGTATGCTAGTGGTAAAAACGTTGGTTTCTTTGAGGCAAGACGTCTTAAGAAGAAGCGAGTAGAAGCAGCAAAGAAGCGTCAGGCCACTCTTGAAGCTAAGAAGAAAGTTGAAGAAGATGCTCAGAGACACGAAGCCGAAAAGCAAGAAGCCATCCGTTCTGGTAATGCTACTCAGATTGCAAAATTTCAAAATGAGCTTAGTAATCAAGAACTAAGAGATGCTCTTGATCGACTTAATTCTAAACAGAGGCTTTCTGATCTTGTGGATAAGGAAACCCCAAAGAAAGAAACTAAGCTCGATAAAGCGATGAAGATTGCTGAGAAGGGTGCTAAGTATGCTGATATAGCTGAGAAGGGTATTAAGGTATACAACACCTTTGCTAAAGTGTCTAATGCCTTTGCTGATGATGACAGTCAGCTTCCTATCATCGGAGAAAAGAGAGAAAAGAAAGAAGTTAAGGAAGCGCCTGATAAAAAGAAAGAAGCGGCGATTCGTTCTGGTGATCCTGAACAGCTTAAGAAATGGCAGGGTAAACTTACTCCTGAAGAAGTTAAGACTGCTAAGCTTACTGTTGATTATTGGAACAGCATTAACGACAAGACAGTTTCCAACACAAAGAAAGAGCAGAAGACAGGAAAGGAAGCCGCTCATAGTGTTCTTGACCAGATCGCTAGTAGTTCTCAGTATGATCCAAATGAGCATCAGAACACTTTATGGAGAAATAACTTCAATCCTATCGAGGATAGAAGAAAGGAAAGAGCTGCTCAGGATAAGAGAATAGAAGAGCTTATCAAAAAGTATTCTAAGTAAAGAGAGAAACTAAATGCTATCAAATACAGCAGTTCCGTATTATTACGGTAAGTTCCGAGAGGCTGTAATAAGAGGCGAGATACCGGTTTGTAGAGAGATCTCTATGGAGATGAATCGCATCGATAAGCTGATTGATGATCCCGGAGTATGGTATGATCCAGACCCTGTTGAAGGCTGGATTAGATACTGCGAGAATGAATTAACACTTACTGACGGTTCAGATCTATATCTTCTTGATACGTTTAAGTTATGGGGAGAACAGATCTTTGGATGGTACTATTTTATCGAGAGATCTGTGTTCGAATTGAATGAAGATGGTCATGGAGGACATTACGTAAAGAAACTGATTAAGAAGCGTCTTATTAACTACCAATACTTGATTATTGGTCGAGGTGCTTCAAAATCTATGTACGATTCTTGTATCCATTCTTACTTCCTAAACGTAGACACATCCACAACTCGTCAATGCGCTACTGCTCCTACGATGGCACAGGCAGACGAAACTCTCTATCCTATCAAAACTTCTATTATTAGAGCTCGCGGACCTTTGTTCAAGTTTTTAACAGAGGGTTCTCTCCAAAACACCACTGGTTCTAAAGCAAATCGAATGAAACTCGCATCAACTAAGAAAGGAATTGAGAACTTCCTTACCGGTTCACTTCTCGAAGTCAGACCTATGTCTATTGATAAGCTTCAAGGAAGACGAGACAAGGTTGCTACAGTTGATGAGTGGCTTTCTGGAACCATTAGAGAGAATCCTATTAACGCTCTGGCTCAGGGTGCTGCCAAGAATGATGACTGGCTTATTGTAGCCACATCTTCAGAAGGAACCGTCCGTCATGGTATTGGTGACGACATCAAAATGGAGCTAATGGAGATACTAAAAGGAGAGTATGAGAATCCTCATGTCTCTATTTGGTATTACAAGTTAGATGATATTAAAGAAGTTAATGATCCTTCGATGTGGCGAAAGGCTAATCCTAATCTTGGCAAGACGGTAACCTATGAAACCTATCAGCTTGAAGTTGAGAAGGCAGAGCGGGTTCCTTCTGCTAGAAACGAAATTCTAGCAAAGAGATTTGATATTCCTATGGAGGGTTATACTTTCTTCTTTACTTATGAGGAAACACTTCCACATAGAAGAAGGAGTTACAAGAGACTGCCGTGCGCTCTTGGTGCTGACCTTTCCAGAGGCGATGACTTTTGTGCTTTCACATTTCTGTTCCCATTATCTGATGGGGCGTTTGGAGTTAAAGTCCGTTCTTACATCACAAGTTACACTCTTAATAATCTCCCACGAGCAATGCGTGAAAAATACGATGATTTCATAAACGAAGGTTCTCTCATAATCATGGAGGGAACCGTTCTTAGTATGATGGAGGTTTACGAGGATCTTGACGATTACATTAATCATATGGAATACGATGTAAGAACTTTCGGATTTGACCCGTATAATGCAACAGAATTTGTGGAGCGCTGGTGCAGAGAAAACGGGGAATTTGGAGTTTGTAAAGTTATTCAGGGAGCTAAGACCGAGTCTGTGCCTCTTGGAGAACTTAAGAAATACGCAGAACAACGGATGCTTCTCTTTGATGAAGAGCTTATGACTTTCTGTATGGGAAACTCTGTTGTGCTTGAGGATACAAACGGTAACCGTAAACTATTTAAGGAGCGCAGAGATCAGAAGATCGATAATGTTGCAGCTATGATGGATGCTTATGTATCGTTCAAACTGAATACCGATGCGTTTGAGTAAGAGGTAAAATTCAAAATGCCAAAGTTTATGGAGCGTGTCCAGAATGCCTGGAACGCTTTTTTAAGTAGAAGCCCCACCAACACATATGAGTATGGTTTCAATTATGGATATAGAGGAGATCGTATCAGGCTCTCTCACGGTAATGAACGTTCAATCGTAGCAGCTATCTACAATAGAATCGCTCTAGATTGTGCCATGATTGACATGCACCATGTACGTTGTGATGAGGATGGACATTACAAAGAGGTGATTAAAGGTCCGCTGGATGACTGTTTGTCTTATAGCGCTAACATTGACCAGACTGGACGTGCTTTAATGCTTGATGTAGTAATGTCTATGTTTGACGAAGGTTATGTAGCTATTGTTCCTACTGATTGCAGTGCAAATCCTAATTTCACGGCTACATACGATATTCTTAAACTTCGAACTGGTCGAATTGTATCATGGCATCCTCAGGCTGTCAGAGTAGACGTTTATGACGAGTACACAGGACAGCGAAGAGAAATCGTTTTACCGAAGAGTCAGGTGGCTATCATTGAAAATCCTCTGTACTCTATCATGAATGAACCAAACTCAACATTACAGCGTTTGAAGAGGAAGTTGAATCTTTTGGACTATGTTGATGAGCAGTCTACCTCAGGCAAACTAGATCTGATTATTCAGCTTCCTTACGTTATTAAGACGGAAGCCAGAAAGCAACAGGCGGAACAGCGTCGTAAAGACATTGAACGTCAGCTTGCTGGATCTAAATATGGTATCGCTTATACCGATGGTACTGAAAAAATTACTCAGCTTAACCGAGCAGTAGAGAACAACATCTGGGCGGAAGTTAAAGACTTGACAGCTATGCTTTACAACCAGCTTGGACTCACTGAGTCAGTTTTCAATGGCACGGCTAAAGAAGAGGAAATGATTAACTACTACAATCGTACAGTTGATCCTATTCTTTCAGCGATCTCAGAAGAGATGCAGCGTAAGTTCATTTCTTCTACTGCGAGATCACAGGGACAGGCGATTCTTTACTTTAGGAATCCGTTTAGACTTATTCCTGTTAGCGCGATTGCTGAAATTGCAGACAAGCTTACTCGTAACGAGATTCTTAGCTCTAATGAAGTCAGAACTCAGATTGGTTATAGACCTTCTGACGATCCTGCTGCTGATGAGCTTCGTAACAGTAACTTGAATCGTTCAGACAACGAGAAACCAGGAGAAGTTCCAACAGTTCCAAAAGCAACGAAGGAGAAAAATCAAAATGGCGAAGACGTGTGATTTCGCAGGATGGGTAACTAAGAATGATCTGCTCTGCTCCGATGGCAGAACAATCAGAAGAGATGCCTTTAAAGACTGCGATGGTATTGAAGTTCCTCTCGTCTACCACCATGATCATAGCGATCCTACCAACATCCTCGGAAAGGTTCTTTTAGAGAATCGTCCCGAGGGTGTTTATGGTTACGGATATTTCAATGACACCGAGAAAGCTCAGCATTCTAAAGAAGCTGTTAGACATGGCGATATTAAGTATCTTTCTATTTATGCTAACAAGCTTAAGCAGAATGCAGGAGACGTTCTTCACGGAATGATTCGTGAAGTTAGCCTTGTTATGACTGGAGCGAACCCTGGTGCAAAGATTGAAACTGCTTTTGGTCATGCTGAAGAGTTTGATGAGGAAGCAGTTATCACTACAGGAGAGATGCTTATGTTTGAAGACGAAGAAAAACTGTCTCATGCCGACGAAGCACCGGCAGAAGACGCAAAGGAAGAAAAACAGAATACTGAAAAGTCCGATGACAATGAGACCATTGAAGATGTGTTTAACACTCTGACTGAAAAGCAGAAGAAGGCGGTTTATGCC